CGTCTCCAGCTCGAGCGCGGTCGTGTATCCGCCGTCGCCGATCGTGTGCTTTACCTTCTTTGCGAGCCAGGATTGCGCGTCGATATCGGGCTTGAACCCGTTGAGATAGACGGGAATCTCGGGGTACAGGTCGGGGCGGCCGAGCGCGAGCGTGTAATCCATCGTTGCTTGACTGCGTTTCGTGCGATTGAATTCGGCCGTTGCCGCCGCGCGTGCGTCCGCCTCGGTCGCATACGTCTCGGGCAATACTTTGATGTTGTGATTGCTTTCGCCGCCGACGACGACAGACTCGCGTTTCTTGCGGCCGGTGCCGTGGTAGTTCGCACGCACGCCGGCATAGTTCTCGCGCTCTGCGATGTGATAGCGGTGTTGGTCGCCGTCCTTTCTCGTCAGCTCGATCGATTCGAGTTTCGTGCCCTTTGCGGTCGTGCCGTGCCCGATCGGCATAAAGAGCAAGTGCGTGTCTTTCACGTTCATCACGGCGTCGTAACGCTTCGCTAGGCGCGTGAGAAACGACATATCCGACTCGTGCGTTTGATCGATATGAGCAATCGCGACTTTCGCCAGGGCGTCGGCGATCGCCGGCTTGAGGCCGTGCTTGCCGGCGATCTTGCGAACGATCGCGCCGATTGTCTCGCCGTGCCAGCTCCGTTCGATGCGCTCGCCCATTTCCTTTGTCATCGAGGCCGACCGCGCCCGAATGGTGAGGATATCCGGGGCGCCGCTATGTTCAACTTCGTCGACCGTGAAACTTCCTTTGTCGACGATGCCGGTATCGGACCAGCCGAACGCAACGCGCAGCACGGCGCCGCGCGCGGGGATCGCGAGCAATCCCTCGGAATCGTCGAGCGTGATATCGAGCGTGTCGGCTTCGTCCGATCGCGATTCGGACAGCGACAGCGAAATGAGGCGCGGGGCGATCTTGCTCGTGAGGTCGCGGCCGTCGAGCGTGATTTGATATTCGGGCTTCGGTTGCTTCATGCCGTTTCGCCCTTCGTCGTGTTCGCCTTCGTTTTCACGAGTCCATCGTCGACGCGCATTAGGCTCAACGTGAATTCGACACGGCGCGGCGTTCCGTCCTTCGCGTGCAGCGTTTGCCCTTCGTCGAGTCCTTCGATCACAAAGGCGCCATAGACAGAGCCGGCGCCGTCGACGAGCACGTAAGCGTCGCCGGCGTCGCCCATCGTGCGCAGCTCGGTAAGCGACGACAGCTTGCCGCCGAGTTGATCGGGCGCAAACCAGCCGGTCAACGTGATCGCATCGTCGCCGGCGCCGGTGAATTGCCGCGCATTGCGCCCGCCGACGCGCGACGTGCTCGCGTGCTTCCAGCTCGTGCGCCGTTGCAGCTCGCTAAAAGCCAGGTCCGACAGACTGAAAACGAATTGCCCGAGTGATGCCAGCATCTTTATTTCTCCGTTCAATCCGACAGGCGCGAGCCGAGGCGCGATCGCTTCTCGCGCTCGATCTTTTGCAGCTCGGCGCGAATTTGATCGCCGATCGCCTTCGCGTCGCCGCCGGTGATGTTGAAAATGTACGTATCGCCGCCGGCCGCCGATGCCACGCCGGCCGAATTTCCGGGCGCCTGGCGGGCCGCGATCGGCGGTCGGGTATCAATGGGTACGCCAGGGCCGCCGAGCGGCATGCCGGCCGCATTTGCCGCGCCAGGTGCCGCGAACGAGGTCGCCGCGAGCGTCGCCAGGCCGACCGCAGCTTTTGCAATGCGCCCTTGCTCGCCTTCCATGCCGATCGCCGCGCCCTGGGTGATGAATCCGCCCAGCTCGCCGAACACGCGCGACGGGCTATGAATGCCGAGCTTTTCCTTGAACCAATCGACGGTGTTGCTCGCGACGTTGGTGATTGCCGCTTGCACGGCGCCGAGGCCGCCGGTGATGCCGTTGACGAGGCCGGCGATCAGGTTCGCGCCAAACTCCGAAAACTTCGACGGCATATCAAAGCCGAACCATTGCAGCACGGCCGCAAACGCCTGGTAAAACAGGCCCATCGGGGACCAGTTGAGAATGAGCTGCGCGACGCCGGCGAGGCCGCCGGAAAACGCCTGGCGCACGCTATCCCATAGGCCGCCGAAAAATGCCTTGATCGGCTCCCAATACTGATAGATCAGGAAAGCGCCGACCGCGATCGCGGTGATTGCCAGGCCGATAGGGTTCATCAGCAACGCGCGGCCGACGAACATCGCGGCCGATCCTACGGCGCGCAACGCGGTCGCGCCAAAGCCGAGCACGCGCGCCAGGATGCCGCCTTGCATGCCGAGCGCGGTCATACTGAAACGCAGGATTGCGAGCGGCGCCAGTACGCCGGCGAGCATTACCGTAATGCCGCCGCCGACCGTGAGCAATACGGCCAGGATCGCGGCCGTTTTCATCAGCGCATTCGCGACGCGCGGGTTTTCACGCGCGAACGCGCCCATGCGTTGCGACATATCGCCGAGCCATTCGACGACGCCTTTAATTTCCGGTGCGATCGCTTCGCCGAACGCAACGAGGCCATTCGTGAATGTGCCGCCGGCCGCTTCCCATAGGTTTTTCAGCGTGCCGAGTTGCTTATTGACGCGCTCTTGCATCGAGGCTTGTGCGGCCATCTTGCCTTGCACTTCCTCATAGCCGGCTTTCCCTTTCTCGATCATCAGGGAAATAACCTGGAGCGTTTCAGCGTCGTCGCCGAAAATCTCTTTGGTCACGCCGAGGCGCTTTTGCGTCGACAGGCCCTTGAGTTTGTCGAATTGCTTGAACATGTTATCGAGGCCGCCGAATTCGCCTTTACCGTTCGTAAAGTCGAGTTTCATGCCGCCGCCGAGGGCCTTGTTTGCCTTCGCGACTTTCTTCGCATCCATGCCGAGTTGAAACACCTTCCGGTAGGCGTTGCCGGCCGCGCTTCCTTCCATGCCCGATTGATCGGCCATCACCAGCAGCGGCGCGAGCGCCTTCGCGCCTTCGATGCCTTTTTGCTTGATGGTGTCCATCGCGGGGCCGAGCTTGGCGAACCCGTTGAGCATGTTGTTATCGTCAACGCCGAGCATGAACGCCTTTTGAATCACGTCGGTAAGCGACAACATATCTTTTTCGGTCGTGCGCGTGGCGTCCTGTAGCTTGGCCGTAAATTCGGCCGCCTCGGCCGGCGTTTTCTTGAGCTGCACGGCGAGATATGCGGTCGCTTCGCCCATGCCGCCGAGGATCGATTGCGCGCTAATGCCCTGGCGCGTCAACATGGTCATCATGTCTTGAAAATCGGACGTTGTACCGGGTAGCCGGTCGCCGAGTTTCATCGCGAGCGCGTTGATCTTTTCGAATTCAGGGGGCACGACTCCGCCGGCGCGCATCAGCGCGCTAGAGAGCTGCGTCGCCGATTCCTCGGCCTTCGCATAGGCCGCGATCGGAACCAGCGTCGCAGCGCCGACAACGGCGCCGCCGGCCATTGCTTTAGCGCCGGCGCCCGCCATCGAGCCGGCGAATTCCTTCGTGCGGTTCATTTTCTCGCGCGCCTCGGCGAGTCGCTTCGTGCGCGAGGTCAGCTCGGCGAGCTTGTTTTGCTGCGTCGTCATTACGCCGATCGTCGCGGCCATGCTCGAACGCAAGTCGCGCTCGTGTTGCGACAGGTTGCGCGTATCGATGCCGGCGGCCGTGAGGCGCGTGCGCAGCTCGCGCACCTTGTTCGCCTGGGCGTCGTGCGCGGCCGTGAGCTGGGCGGCCGATCGCTTCGCCCGCTCAAACTCCGCGGTCATTGCCTTCGTAGGCGAATCGCTCGCCTTAATCTCGCCGGCGAGCTGCGAAACGCGGGCCTGGGCGTCGCGCATGTTGCGCGAGGCGCCCGCCAGGCCGGTGCGCATATCGCGAAACGCGGCAACGTCCTTTTGCGTTTTCTGTAGCTTGCCGAGTTCGTCGCGTGACTCTTTCAGCGACTTCGCCAGGCCCTTGTTACCGTTCAGGATGTTCCGAATCGGCCGTGTTGCGCCGTCGACCATATCGAACAGCACGCGCAATTTAAGATCGTTCGCCATCGTTCATTCGTTTCCGCTTCGGATTCGCGCGCGCTCGCGCCAATCGGCCAATTCGCGCAAGGTGAAACCGTCCATCGTCGGCGGGGGCCAGTGAAAGACGGTCGCGATATCGGCCATCGCTTCTTCTACTTCGTCGGGTATGCCGTGCTCTAGCTCGCCCGCTTCGGCAGCAAAAAAGATGCGAACGCCACCCCCAATTGCACGAGGTCGGCGGGGTCCATTTCGCGCACGTCGAATTCGGTGAGCGTCGGCGTCGTGATACGCGGCAACACCTTGCCGAGCGCGTCAACGTCGAGATTGACAAGGGCATTGAGCGACGTGCCGCGCAGCTCGCCGGCGGCCGGCTTGCGCAAGGTGATTTCGGTGATCTCTTGTTCGCCGCGTTTGATCGGGGTATCGAGCGTGATCGTGTTCGGGTTGGCTTCGGTCATTTTCTTCTCTGTTCAGGTGTTGGGTTTTGTTGGTGCTCGCCTGGCGTGTCACCAGGCGAGCGGGGCAGGGCGTTGAGAGGGAGCGTTACAGGCCGATCGCCGAGCGCAGGCTCGCGAGCAAGTCCTCACCATTCACGATTTCGACCATGTTGACCAGATCGATTTCGATGATCGTCTCGCCGTTGATCGTCAGCTTGTAATAGCTGCACGTCGTGGAGACTTTGAAAGCCGTGTCGTCGCCAGGCTTGGCGCCGCCCATATCGATTTCTTTGTGCCGACCGCGCACAACGATTTCGACGGCATCGGGTTTCGTTGCGTCCTCGGCCTGGTAGGCGCCGGCGAACCGCAGTTGCACGCCGTCGTGCTTGAGCGTGCCGTATTTGCCGAGCGTGGTTTTCATGATGCCGCCGGCCGTCCATTCGAGCATGATGCTTTCTTGCCCTTGGTCGACGTCAACGGGGCCATTCATGCCGCCCGAACGATATGCCTCCATCTTGCGCGAGAGCTTCGGCAACGTCACTTCAGCGATTTCGCCTCGGTAGTTGTTGCCGTCCTCGAACAGATTGAACGCCTTGAGTTTCTTAGCCAATGCCATGTGTGCTTACTCCTGGTTAAGCCGTTGTTATGCCTGCACGCGCGAGGCGAAATCGGCGAGGTAACGATCGGTGATGCGTTGGCGCAGCATCAAGTTTTCGATCGGGGGAACCGGCGTGTAGTCGTAATCGATCGCGAGCTTGCCGGCCTTGAGCGAATCGGCATCGTTCGCGCTTTCGTCGTACCAGGCCGAGCCGCCGATCAGATAGCCGTTTGAAATCAGCTCGCGAAACTTCGCGTTGATCGATTCGATCAGGTCGCGCACGAGCGACGGGTGCAACGGCTTGTCGACATAGACCATGTGCGCCTCGGCCATCGTGTCGGCGAGCACTTGCGCGGTGCGCGTGTAGTTCTCGAACATGAAAAGCGGGTCGTCGGAACACGTATGCGAACCCCAGAAACGAAAGCCGGTGCCGCCGTTGATAAGCGTCGTCACGTCGTGCTCGTTCAGATAGCCGGCATCGGTCGCGGGGTCTTGCAAGTCCCAAAACACGCTTTTCGTGATACCCGAAACGCCATTCACGCCGACATTCGAAAGCGTCTTGTGCCAGCCGGTTTCCTCGTCGATCTTCGCGCGCAGGCCGAGCGCGATCGCAACGGACGACATTTCTTCGGTTGCGTTCGTGGCGGTGTCCCATGCCTGGAATTCCGGCCAGATCACCATTACTTCGCGTTGGCTGAATGACTGGCGATAGGTCGTCGCTTCCTCCTTCGTTTGCGCCCCGTTCGCGCTCACGTAAGCGAACGCGCGCAGCTTTTGCGCGAGCGCCGCCAGGGCGATCGCGACAGGTTGCGTATCGGCGAAAGGCACGCCCAGGATGCGCGGTTTAACGCCGAGCTGCGATTGCGCCGTGAGCAATGCTTGCATGCCGGTGAGTTGGCCTTGCGGCGTCGCGGCGCCGATCAGGTTGCTCGTGGTCGCCGCGTCGTCGATGCCAGGCGCGACGCGCACGACGACGACAACGGGCTTTGCTTGCCAGGAAATGCCCTTGAGCGCCTTCGCGAGCGTGCCTTGCA